CAACGATTTGCTTCCTGTTGATGGTCTGTTCCAATTCTGCGTAATTCATTTTCTGCCTCCCGCTCTTTGAGCTTTGTGAGGTAGAGCTTTCGCCGAACTTTATCGGCTTCGAGTTTCTGTTTCTTCGTATCTTTCTCATTCTTTAACTTCAATCGTTCTGCCCTATTAGCAGGGTGTTTCTTAATCATCTATTAAATCTACTGGTTTAGGATTAGGAATTTCAACAAATTCTTCTTCCAAGAGAAACTCTAGAACTTCTACTTCGGTTAGGTCGTTAAGTTCAAAGATTTCCTCTAGCGTATAAGTATCTAACAACTTCTCACATTCTCTATATGTTATCAATTAACCAAATAACTAGCCCAAGCTATTAGCGTACAGAATGTAATTGCAACTACCATAGCTCCAATAGCTATACCCTTCCAATATAAATATCTTCCTGCTAAGTCTTTCACTTCATCTTCATCAAACATTGTAGTATGTTTTCCTTTTTTATTTGCCATCTAACCATTCTTTCGGGATTGTATCGACTGCGTATCGAAAACTATTCTTTTCAGCCCATCTAATATACTTCTTGTTACGGCTATAAAATAGGATACGCAGGTCGATGTGTGGATTTAATTTCTTAACGGCTACTAACTTGCTCCTATCCTCAGGTCGCAAATAGCCTTTGCATTCTATATAAACTTTACCAAGTGGAGTACGTAGCACAAAGTCAGGAATATAATGACGGCTGAGAATATAGGGAATGCGATCTCCTTCATAGCAGAAATCCACTCTCGCTTTCTTGAGCTGTGCATTAATCTTCCTTTCGAATGCGTTTTTTAACTTCTTCTTCAATGGCTCTAATTACTTCTCTTTTAGTTCTATCTATTAATCTTAATCTCTGTAGACAGCCAAACAAAAACATATAAGGACATTGATATTCTTCGTCCACATTATTCTCTTTACACATGTTACATCTGTTTAACTTCATACCTAATTATACACCACCTTTCCATGTTTGTCAACCTCTGTTACGTCAGGCTTACGTTCTACGTGTGTTAGATATCTAGGTCCATCTGCGTAGAGGAAGGTTCTGAGTCGTGGGAAGCACTGGTATTTTTGAGCCGAGTATGAAGCCGCCACACCGAGTCTAATATTCCCAGACTTGCCGTCTGCAATAGTCTGACATGTGCATGCTGGCGGGGTATCCCCAGCAACCACCTCTTTAGCCTGTTGAATTCTCTCTCGAACTCTTCGTTCTCTGATTGTGTGTTCATATAAGCACATATGTCCTAATTGTTTGTCGATAGCTAGTATGTAAGCTTTATCTTTTACCAGAACAAGAGGATCTTCCAGACTACCCACCATATAAGCGTCGAGTTGATCCAGATACCCAAAAGGGTCATCTTCCTTAAGACCCCCCGTCTTGATCTTCGTAAAGCTCCTGCTACTACAAGATTTAACATCAACGATACAGCCATCAATGATGCAATCACGATGGCCGATGATACCATCGACTGTAACTGCATCCTGTTCTCCTGTTACTTCGTGTCCGGATGCTTTCGATAGTGTGACTGCCAGAGCTTCCAGAATATGTCCGTAAGAGTATTTGATGTTCGCCCACGCTGGGAGAGGTTCGGCCAGTTCGGGTTCATGAATAGAGCACCAAAGTGCTTTAGGACAGCGAGGTCCCATCTGCGAGAGACGGAGCCTAGGCGGGCCTTGTTGTTCTCCAAGCTGTGACTGTAGCCTGATGGCGATGTCGGATGAGAGTTTTTCTTTAATATCATTAGTGAACCATCCATCCTTTCGTAAGACGGTTGTATAGATATCTGATACGAGTGTGTCGATCAATGTGCGACCTGTTTCAACATGTCTGAGATATGATTGGCTCCTAATATGATTGCGTACATATATAGCGGGCCTACGATCGGTGCTGCAAGAGTCAGAATAAGGAAGAGTTCGATGTGGCTAAATCTACGACCACGTTGTTCGATACGTTCTTCCTTTTTCTCACTCCTGAGTTCTTGTTCTATTTCTTTCAATTCTCTACGGGTCCTTCGTAAGTAAGACACCATATCTTCATCTGGCCTTGGCGGCATCATCATAGGGTTCTGATAACCAGAACACATATGATTTGGCGGATATCCCCAAGGCGGTGGTGTGTTCCACATGGGTTTCTCCTATTTGTTCGGTGTTACCCCGCAGCCCTCCTTCTTAAGGTGGACGCTTGGGGGCTAAGAGGAATACGCGCATTTCTGACCTCCTATGGTTGGGGATACTACGGGTTCAGAAATGTTACCTCGACATCCTGCACGAGGTATTACGAGCGGCGGTTTCAGGTCCTAACGCCAACCATGTACTGAGTCAACGCGGAAACTATTCCTACGGACAGCCTAATCGACCGGAGCGACCTCACATCATCCATTCATAGGATTATCCAGCCTAATCATGAACTATGCAGAGAGGTAATTTGCGGACCATCCTTTCACGGTGCTCATAAACCCGGCGTTAGCCACGACATGCCACACGGTAAACAGCCGCTGCGTATCGCTGAGCGGGAGGATGCATTTGCTGCTGGCTGAAGCCAGTTGGACATTCACGGGGGATCGCAATCCCCGAGTTCCCCAACGCCAGCCTACTCTAGTACGGCAGGTTACACACAGAGCAGTTATCGACGCTGCCTCTGCAGGTTTCACCCTGCATGCCTTACCAACATCGCAGAAGTTACTACGTCTAAACCGGGATCTAATCGCCTCTTAGCAGGCTTTCAATAACCTAGACGCTGCGTATGCTCTTGTCTCGGCCATCTGCATATGATCAGCTGCGTTCGTACTGTATGCCCATCCTAATAACATTGGCGTTCTAGGTGGAGGGCTGAGAGCCTGATAGTCTGGCCCTTATGCTTAGGGATGCTCAAAGAGAACTTGCTGTCGCTCTTCCTGTTCCACAACAGGCGCTGACCAACACAAGGAGACGTGTCCCTATTCCGTGGTACTGCTCGTCTTGGGGACGAGTGGCTCTTGCTACCTTCTGCCATTTGCTAGACCCTACCGGCCCAGTCAGTTCTGGTAAACGCACTCGGGTCTATAGCGGACTATTGGCCCTCGTCTGTCACCGGATGGTACAGTTGGTAGTAGCCTCTATTCCGTACTAAGTCCCACAGTACGGGATGGGGTTCAGCGCTCAACACGATGGAAGGTGGAGCGCGAGCGCCTTCGTACATGCAGGTTCTTTGCTTTCCGAATGCAGAGCCGCTAGTCCGGCGGGTGCAAACTTAATCGCTGTTCCAAGGCATGTCCATATCCTAGGCTCAGGATATCCCAATCTAATCCGAACGATCCCGGATACATCAGAACTCTGGCTGTGGTGGCTGTTGCTCCAGACCTCGCACAGCAGCTTGTTGTTCTTCAGTAAAGTCACGCTGCGTTTCAAAAGGGATTAAGTTATCAACTCTGGTACTAGCCCAACGGACAGCCGAACCTTTACCTGCTCCGGCTGGCTTGTTGTAGGTATAGTACTCAAGCTTCGAAGTAATATCAGATCCGTTTCCAACAAGGACATCGTACATTCGTTTATTTTCTTTATCCAAGACTTCTGGTGCAGCAAAACCTACTACCTTTCCCCGCACCATCTTCTGTTGCGGTCTGTTGAAAGTCATAAAGTATCCATCATCATCTTTCTTCAAGATGTTCTTAATACCTTCTGTCTCTCCTTTAGTTTCCTTAAGCTCTTGGATTTGTTTCAAAGACGCATCATTCAAGTATATATCATGCGACCAATTACCAAACTTATTAGGGGTCTGGGCTTTAAACCATTTAGCCTTCCCCTGTATGAATACATATTTTGTTGCCATTAATCGTTTATAACCTCTAAGATTTCAATATCTATTGCTTCGGGGAATTGTTTCTCTATTAGCTTAATGATGTCTTCATCTGGCCATTTCGTAGATGGCATATCATCTTCTTCAATTTCAATGTCTCCGAACATCGGCATATTATACGCAAATTTAACGGTTTGCACGTAACTTCTCCTTAATAAGTTCTATTAATATTCTAAGTTGTCTCTTCGTCAGAACGAGATGCATACCTGTCTCTAGATTATCCTCCAGGATAAATACGAGTTCAGTGAGTTCGACTCCAATTTGTTCCGACTGTGTAGTCATTGTGATCCTCCGACCAGTAAGAACCAGCTAGTGGGCATTTTAATTCCAAAGCAATGCCAACCTCACGTAAACTCTCAGCTTGAATACGCGCAACGTTAAGTACCGTATCCATGTTATTTGGCGTCTCCGTTTGCCATTCATCGTGAACAAGGTTAACAAGCTTTGCATTGTAGTCCCTTAGTTTTGGAATGAACAAACAAGTAGCTTTCTTCATTATGATGGCCTCTCCGTTTTGGAGATAGCCAGACATAACTAGATGCTTTCTGTCTCCGGGGGTTTCCCCAGGTATGGATACCCTTCGACCGTCCAACCCATAGAAGAACCCGCGTTTCGCATCCTTAGGGATAACTTCCTTTTTAAGATGGAGTAGCCCTCCGTAGCGTTGAAGTAGACGGTTAAGTGCTTGCTCGGTCTCGGATGATGTTGCACCCAGAACCTCAGATAGTTTTTGAATTCCCGCACCAAGGAGATATGCATAAATGAATCTCTTGGCATCCTGTCTAGATTTACAGATACTGCCAAGGATACTTTTGTTAAACGAATGTGGATCGGTTTTATCTGATTTCTTACCCCGTACCAAGGCATCTGTGAACTCCTTGTCATTGATGTAATGAGCAAAGATACGAAGCTGTATGCCTTCTGCATCCACTCCGACAAGCAATCTATTTCTAGGTGCCTGCCAGAGTGAACGCATCTCATTTCCGTATAGCTTAGCGTCAGTGGGGATGTTAGCCGTGTTAGGCTGCTGATGAGCCATACGGTGTGTCCACGCTCCGATACCATAGAATTTGCCGTGTATGCGGCCATCGGGTTGGACTAGGCCAAGCCATTCAGTCAGAGTACGCCGCCTGCTTTCCAGTAGTATACGCTTGGCCAGGGTGCGGGCGGGGGAGGGAGCTGTTTCAGGAAGAGTAGCTAGATTAGCTTCGTTTATCTTCCAACCACTCTTCCTTAATTGTTCTAACTTATTATACAACTCTGAAATTCTTATGTCAAGTGCCTCAGTACGATTATGTTGGTACTTCAGCCTGTTGAGTTCTCGTTCAGTGTCGATGTGGGTGGTGGTCTTCTCCGTTGGAACCCAGCCTGCCATGTGCAGAACGTCAATAAGCTGTTTATGAGACGACGCATTGAATTGAACCCAGTCACATCTACAGAATGGATCTCCTGAATATTCTGATAGATCTCCACCTTTAACGAACCGGAAATCACTTTTATTGAGAGTACCGTATCGGGTAAGTCTTGGATGAACTTCTCGGGAGAAACGTAACCTTGGCGGGAACGCATCCTTGATCTCCTTGTCTAAGACAGTCAATTCACCTGTGACTTTAGATAGAAGATTAGTAGCCCGTTTAACATTAAAGCTAAACCCGTTGTTATGCAGATCATTGACTGTAAGTTGGAACGATTGTTCGAGTCGTATACTTGGAAGCCAGTTGTTATCCACAATATGGCTATGATATTTGAGATAAATACGCTCACATATGTCAACGTCCCTAACACAGTACTCCTCCATTTCTAGAGAATACTTAGTCCAGTCTGAGAACCTCCCTTTCTCTATTCCGAATTCTTTTCCATATTGTTCTATCGAGTGTCCGCCTTTCCGCGAGTAGTCGATAAGCTTCGAGATAACAAGAGTATCCACAGAATGATCAACAAGATCACCCACGCTGAGGCCAACCAGAGAATGAAGAACGGGGTAATCATAGCCCAACCAATTGTGGCCAACCCACGTGTCAACCTTCTCGGCAAAGACCAAGAACCTATTCTTTTCATCTGCATCTTCAGTCACCTTACGGAAGATATGGATAGAGCCTGTATCTATATCTTTACAGGCTATAATCCATATGTGTACAGGATTAACTAAAGAATTAGCTTCTATATCAATTACTATTTTCATTAAGACGTTCTAAAGCATACTTAACTAAATCTTCTACTTTACTAATCCTTTTTATCTCTATGTATATCTTACCAAAGTCTTCTATTGTTAAGTAGAATACGTTCTCTACTTCTGAATAGTGAATGTTATAACTATAACCTTGACGTCTACAGATATTAGTTAATTCATCTAGCATTTAAGCTACCTTACCTAACTGTACGTTATTATCGTTATTATATATGTAGGTATCTTTAATGGACTTATATAGTTGTTCTTCTCTTAATAGAGCTAACTTATACTTCTCCTTATCGTCTTTCATATACTTAATAGAATTGTTTAACATCTGTAATGTTATCCAATTAGGTAAATCAATAGGTCCTATAACAATACCCATATGTTACTCCGGTTCTTCACCAATAATCTCTATAAGTTCCATATCTTTACTAAAGACGTTACTATCTATATAAAAGGAAAAC